CTCTCACTAGTTATCTTTTTACTTATTCTTAGTAATTGATTATAGTTTAATTTCAAAAAGTTACTTAATTTGCGCACCAACTTACAAATGTTTTAGTTCCATCCTCTTTTAGTCTATCATATTCCCAAATCCCGAGTTTTTCCATTTCTATAGAATGTGGAGAAATCCCTTTTTCATTCAAACAAATAGTGAGTTGATATTTAACAAAGTCTTCCATATAAATATCATACATGTCATCATCAAATATAGCGAACTTTGTTCTAATGTCTTTATGTATATAAACTTTATTATCTATAGTAATTAAAAAACAATGACAGAAATACTCAGATCTTCGTATGTTTTTAAATGCATCATGTTTTTTTCTTTTCTTTTTCATGTTCTAAAATATAAGTCAATAGTATCTATAGCATCATTAAATCCATAACAAATTACAGCTAAATATCCTCTATCATTTAGTTTTTCAATCCATTCTTTTTGATGAATACTTGGTCTTCCTTTCAAAGTCTTTAATTCAATCATTAGTCCTTTATAATCATTTCTTGGTTCAAATATTAAAATATCAGGTACTCCTTTCTTATAATGTTTCTTTTTAATACTCTTTTGTCTCCAATTATTACTACCTAAATATATACCTCCTAATGTAGAGGTAAATAATATATGAGGCATCCAATTTAAGTATTTAACTACAGCATCATGCAATTCTTGCTCACTCATAATTCTGTAAATATATGTTTAGTTAACTGACTTTCATCAGCATAGTCATATATCTCTGTGTATGTATTACATATTTGATATTTCCAACCTCTTTCTATAGTATACTCTATAGGCTTTACTATTGTATATTTAATACTACCTATATATACTTCACTATTATTTTTAAATTTAGGGTCTTTGGTTATTAATTTACTTTTATTTTCTAACCAATATTCAAAACTTATACTTTTCATTTTTTTATGTTTTTATCAATCCAACGTTCTATTTGTGTACACACATACATTCCTAAAATAAATGCAGCTATTAGTGCTAAAGTTATTGCTATACAATATACTATTGTTTCCATATTATCTTTTTTTACGATACTTAACATATCCGGTTAATGATTCAAATCTTTCATACCCACAATTATCTACTAAATGTTTGTAAAATTTGTTAACTTGAGCTTGGTCTTCTCTAATTCTGTTTAAATACATTTGGTCTAAAAAGTCAGGCATATTATTAGCACTACTTTTATTAAACTTTTGTTGGTTTCTACACCAACGTTTATATCTTAAATTAGTATTCCAAGTTTTCTCTAATTCAAATCTCATTTTCTTTCCATTATCCTCTGTCCAATAGTCAATAAAATCTTCTATACATTTCTTATCTTCTACTTTATTAACTTCATTAATAAAAAGATCTTTTCGTATTTCTATACTATTATTATTCTTTTTTATTACTTTATTATTATTAATAGAGTTTAAATTATTATCACTCTTAATATTAATAGTTTGACACTCTAGTTCTTCACTTTTTTCAATACTAGTATTTAAAATATTTAATATCTTATCTTTATCTATTTTAAAATGTAACTTAGCTGGTACTCCCTTTCTTATTACTTGAATTATGCCCCATTTTGTAAGTGTAGCTAATGATTGTTTGATTTGATAATAAGAAAGAGTAGTACAACAACTAATATTATTTACTGTATTAAAGAAATATCCATCTATTAATTTATTATTCTTTACAAAATATTCTTCTTTTTGTAAAAGGTCTGATAAAACCAAATTAGCATCTACCCCTAAAGTCAGGAGAAGACTCTTATTAATTATTAAAAATGGAGTAGACGCTAATAAGGATTTTGTTTGCATATTAGAATGGCATTGAAACAGGTATCTTATTCAATAACACATATTCCTCAAATATTCTTGCAGTAGATACTATTTCATACTCACTACATTCTACTCCTTTTTCTTGTTTAGCTTTCCAAAAATCAACAGCAGCTTTTAAACTCGATTGTCTAACAATATACTTTTGTACTGCTTGATTATCAGAAGGAGTATTATAGTTCTGAGGTTTATTAGGGTCTATTATTTTAATAGTTCCTTTGTCATTAATAGTATAATCATATTCGGTATTTTCTTCAACACCAGGATTTTCACTTTTTTTATAGATAATACCTATAGTACCATCATCAAATTCCAATTCATATTTATGGAATTCTTTCCATCTGTCTTTATAAATAACAGATAT